GCATTCCGCGGCGGGAGGGCCGCGGAGCAATTTCCAGTCGAGCATGTCCGGGATCCGGACGCTCGATTTCGAGCCGAGCGACGCCAATCTCGAAGCCGTGGCACGAGAGCGGAGGATCCGGCGCACGCTCGCAAAGATTCCGCCCGAACAACGGGCAATTCTTGCGGCGTTTTTTACCCTTCAAGAAGAGCGATGTTGCCCAATGCTCCGTGCGATCTATGCGGAGCATCTCCGTGTGGCACGCATCCGGCGCACGCGTGACTCGTTGTCACGCATTCGCACGCGGAAGGAACACGATGCCATCCTCGCGGATGCAAAGCGCAATGTGAAAGAAGCCATTCGAATGTATTCGAAGGCGGCGGAGGCGTCATGAGCGAAGACCGGTTATTGGGAATGACGCAAGTCTCCCGCCTCGTGGGGATGACAAACTCGCGCCCCCTGCGTGAGAGGCTACGCGCTCTCCATGCGGAGCGTGGTGATGTTCTCACGCAAATAAGGGGTCATTACTACATTACCGAGTCCGCTCTGCGGAATATGTTTCCGCAGATTTTCAGTAACACGAGATCGAAAGTCGATGATCGTTTCGAGCAACTTGAATCGAAACTCGAATTGCTCGAAACCAAGCTGCTCAAAACGAAGCAACAGCTATACCAGGCTCGTGTGAGGATCCGCGAGCTTGAACAAGGAAAAAGGAAATGCCGGGCCACCGCGGACCAGTAAAGAAACTCGCATATCTCGGATCGGACGCCGGCGAAGAGATGCTTCGAATGGTCGCGGCCGGAGCCGATGACCACGCGCTGCAAAAACACTGCAAAGAAAAGCTTGGCTTCCATGTTTCCGTGCGCGCTCTATGCGATTGGCGAAATGCCCAACTTGAGGCACGGGGCGTTGCCGCCCTCAAAGCCGCCGCCCCAAAGATCGAACTCGTCGTCGATCAAGAGATCGACGAACTCTTGAAATTCAAGGGGTTTTGTCTTGATACGGCGCTCCGAATTTGGAAGCAATTGCCAGCCAAGGAAAAGTACACGGCGCGCAATGCGTTCAAGTTTTTGGTTGCATACCAAAGAGCACAAGCGCAAGTCTTCATTTTGCATGGTTTGTCCGAGGCTGCAAAGGCGGGGCAAACCATGGAGAACATCGGCGACAAGATCAACGAACGACTCGAAAGACTCTCGGCTGCATTGACGACGGCGGATGAGGATACACAACCCCCGCGGGACGAGTAAGGCCGAACCGCTCGCGAGGCTGCCCAAAGCCAAGCGAGACGCGTTATTGAGGGAGCTGACGGAGGCGGAGCGTCAGCACCTTTTCCATGATTGGTCATTTTGGGCGCGGCCAAACCAAATGATCCCGAAAGGCAATTGGTTCATTTGGCTCTTGCTTGCCGGACGCGGGTTCGGAAAAACCCGCAGCGGCGCGGAAGCTGTACGTTGGGCCGTCCAAAATGGTTATCGCCGCATTTGTTTGGCGGCACCGACGGCGGCCGATTGTCGTGATGTCTTGGTCGAAGGCGAATCGGGAATCATGAACGTATTCCCAAACTCGGAGCGCCCAAACTACGAGCCGTCGAAGCGTCGCGTCACATTCAAGAACGGCGCCATCGCGACGCTATTCAGCGCCGAGAAGCCCGATCGTTTTCGCGGCCCACAACATGATTTTGCATGGCTCGATGAGGTCGCGGCATGGCCCGATCTCGATGCAGCATTAGCGCTTTTGATACCATCGATTCGTCTTGGTTCGCAACCCAAAGTCGTTGTCACGACGACGCCCCGCCCGCTGCCAAAACTCAAAGAATGGCTCGAAGATCCCGATGTTGTTGTTACGCGGGGGAGCACATTTGACAACGCGGCGAATCTCTCCGCGAAGACGGTTCAATACCTTCGCTCGACATACATGGGCACAACGCTCGGCCGCCAAGAACTTGAGGGCGAGCTTTTGGGCGGCAATCCTGGGGCATTGTGGACCGATAAGATCATCGAAGCAAATCGCGTCAAAGAGCATCCCGAACTCCGACGCATCATTGTTGCGATTGACCCTTCCGCAAACCAAGGGAACCAAGACGCATGTGAATGCGGGATCATTGTTGCTGGTATTGGATTTGACGGTCATGTGTATGTACTTGAGGATCTGTCGGATCATCTATCACCCTTGCAATGGGTGAAGGTTGCTTGGGAAGCGTACCTCCGACATGGGGCCGATCGAATTGTCTTTGAGGGCAATTTGGCCGGGGCTTTTGTCGAGACGACGTTCCGCACATCTGCGCACCCCAACGCCCCGTTGAAACGCGTCACCGCGCTTCGGGACAAGGCCGTCCGTGCCGAGCCCGTGTCGGCCCTCTACGAGCGCGGGCTCGTGCATCATGTTGGGCTTTTCAAAGATTTGGAAGATCAACTGTGCATGTGGACGCCGGGTAAAAAATCGCCCGATCGTCTCGACGCGCTCGTCTGGGCCGTGACCGAATTGGCGCTTGGACATGAGCCAATCGATTCCAGCGTGTTCGATCAATTCAACCCAAATGATTTCCGAAGGCCATTTTATGACGACTCCGAACAATACTGATCCAAAGCAACCCGCAGTCATCATGGAGACGTTGGTGGATGCCAACAAGATTGTCCCGCCGCCGCAATTGGCATATCTGCAATATCAGATCGAACTAAGGGACAAATGGTCCAACGATCTTGTGCTCGCCGCGCTTCGCGAGCACGAGCATGGGATCTTTCATTTGTCGGCGCAGCTTGCCGAAGGATGCAGAAGGAATGATCGTATCTACGCGGCCCTTCGAACTCGAGTTATGGGTGCCCTTGGGTTGCCATTCTCGTTCGAGGCCCCCGAAGGATCAGACCCAAATGATCCACGGGTCCAGCAAATTATGAAGCTTGCGGACAAGGCATGGAAGCGAATCCCAGAATGCATCTTGTCAAAGATCCTCCGTGACCTTGTCATGCTTGGTTTCAGTCTTTGCCAAATCCATTGGGATTATGAAGACGGGTATTACTGGCCGCGTCTCGAACCATGGGATGGACAGTGGATCTATTACGACTTCAATCTGAAGTGCTACAGGGTCCAGGTAAAGAACGGCGGGATCCTGCATGTCAATCCCGGGGATCGCAAATGGTGCCTATTCATGACTGGCACCGAGGAAGACTCGTGGCTCAATGGTGCGATCCGTCCTTTGGGTTTGCTATATTTGCTTGGCTTGGTTTCTTGGATCGATTGGGCAACCTTCAACGATCGACATGGAAATCCTATCCTACTTGCCAAGATTCCCGAGGGCGCCAAAGGCAACGTAAAAGAAGCCAATGAAGTCGCCACGACAAACAAGCGATTCATTGATCAATTGCGAAACCTCAAGAAGAACGGCGTTGTTCCCCTCCCCCAACACAAAGAAGGAAACAAAGAACTTTCCTATGCCCTTGAGTTACTCGAATCGAAGAACAATTCTTGGGAGACGTTCGAGGAATTCAAAAACACGGTCAACATTGCGATAGCATTGGTTTTGCTTGGTCAACATTTGACGAGCGAAGCTGGGGATATCGGAACCCAAGCCTTGGGTAAGATCCACGAGAGCGTCCGACAAGATCTCATGGAGGCTGACACGGATCTCTTGTCGAGCCACCTTGCTTCGCAGGTGTTTGCCCATTGGGCGGAGATCAATTTCGGCGACAAGGATCTCGCCCCTATCCCATGCTGGGATGCGACTCCCCCGCCGGATGCCAAAGTCGAACTCGACGGAATCAAGGTTCTTTTGGAATGCGCGAAGCTTGCGAAAGAAATGGACCAACAAGTATCGCTCCCGCTTGATTTCACGGCAATTGCGAAGAAGTATGGCATGCCGTTGGACGAGTCTGCTTCGGCTAATGTACGGTAGATATAGGTCGATATCGGTTCGCGCTTACCCGAAAGGGTAAAGGCGTGATCGCGTCGGTCATACATACACTCTCCGAGCAGCTCCCAGAAGGCAGCGAGCCCCCGAAAGAGATTCGGCTCTTCCGAGCTGGTTTGAACCAGACGACGAAGGGCGAATTCCTTTTCGATGACGTTGCAGCGGGCGCGATCATGGAGGCGTACGCGCAATGCCCAACGCACCCGGATCTCATGATGGATTACGGGCACGACAGCCTGAAACCGTCTGGCCCCGTGGAACGACACGAAGCGGCCGGGTGGTTCAAGCTCGAAATGCGTAATGGCGAGCTTTGGGCGACGGACATCCGCTGGGTTGACGAAGTCGCCGACAAAATCCGCGCCAAGAAATATCGGTTTTACTCGCCCGCATTCACGCCTTCCGCGAACGAGCCATTGCGCCCCGTCCGGGTTGTGAACTGCGCGATCACGAATTTACCCGCCACGATCGGTTTGCAACCATTGGTGGCTGCGTCGGAGTTTGACAATTCAATGATGCAAAAAATCTGTGAAATGCTGGGCCTGGATCCAGCGACATGCACGGAGCAAGACGTCATGACGGCCCTTGCGACGATGCAAAAGGAAATGGCCGAGATGAAGGCCAAAATGGAAGCCCCGGCGTCGGCCAAGGAACCAACGCCCATGGCGGATCCCCTGAAGTGCTCGGAAGTCGACGAGGTCATCGCTTTGAGCGGCGTCGAGGACAAGGCCGATTGGAAAGGCGCAATCGTCGTCCTCTCGAATGAGGTCAAGACGCTCCGAGCCGAAAAGCAAACGGCAAAGGTTGCCGGAATCGTCGAGGACGCGATCAAGGCTCGAAAGCTCGCGCCGTCGCAACGCGCAAGCATGACGAAGCTCGGAATGCGGGATCTCGAAATGCTTTCCGAGGTGATTGAGAGCGCCGCTCCCATTCTCCCGGAGCCGAGCATTCAGCCGGAAAAACAGGAACTCGTCACGCTCTCCGATGAAGAGCTGCAAATCGTGAAGCGCACGGGGGTATCCGTCGAGGCGTATTTGGCGACGCGACAAACACTGGACGCCCAAAATCAAGGATGAACAATGGCCATTGTCAATCGTGAACAATACGGGGCAAACACTGTCCCCTCTTTCCTCGTGGTTCCCGTCAAGGCGAATGCCGTCATTGACCAGGGAAACCTCGTTTGCCTCGACAGCACCGGATACGCGATTCTCGCGACGGAAGCTACGAATCTTCTTCCCGTTGGCCGCGCTGAAGAGTCTGTCGATGCGACTGGTTTGTCGAGCGGTGCCATTACGATCAAGTGTCGTCTCGGCGCCTTCAAATTCAAGAATTCCAGCGCGGGCGATGCCATCGGCGTTACCGAGCTTTTGAAGGATTGCTACATCGTCGACGGGGAAACCGTCGCGAAAACCAATGGCGGCGCGACGCGGTCGGTCGCCGGCAAGGTCCTCGCCGTGGAGTCTGACGGCGTCATCGTCTCGATTGGCCCCCGCTGATCTGATCTGAAGGGATAGCGAAATGCTTATCACGCAAGCAAATCTCAAGGCTGCATTCACGGGTTTCAACACCCGTTTCAATGAGGCCCTCAAGAACCCGAAAAAGGTTTGGTGGGGCCAAGTCGCTCGGATGGTTCCGAGCGATACCGAGACCGAGACCCACATGTGGTCCGATGTCGCGCCGAAAATGCGCGAATGGATCGGCGAACGAAGGATCAAGAGCCTCGTTTCTCGCTCGTTCACGTTGGCCAACAAGAAGTTCGAGAACACGATTGGCGTTCCGAGGGACAAGTTCGAATACGACAAGTACGGCATCTTCGCCGGGCCGAAGATCGACGCATTGGCACAACGCGCCTCGAAATGGCCGGATGAGCTGATTGCACCATTGTTCCTCAACGGCCAATCGCAGATCACGTTCGACGGACAAGGGTTTTTCAGCGCGAACCATCCGATCAACATCGAAGATGCAGCCGCGGGCGTCCAGAGCAACTACTACTCGTCCGGCCGTGCATTGACCCCGGCGAACTACGATTTCGTACGCGCTGCAATGACGACCCTTGTCGATTCCGACGGACAAGTCATTGGCGTCATGCCCGATACCCTGATCGTTCCGCCGCAATTGGAAGGCACGGCGAAGCGCATTGTCGAGGGCGAGTCGATTGTCCAATTGAACGCCAACGCGAATGAATCGAACCCATACAAGGGTACGGCTCGTGTCATGGTGATTCCGGAATTGGCGTCGCAACCGACGACCTGGTATTTGGCGCAGCTCGATGTCGAGGCGGATCGCCCGTTCATTTTTCAGCAATTCCGCGCTCCTACGTTCGTGGCGTTGGATCAGGAAAACTCGGATCACGTGTTCAAGAACGACGAGTTCTTGTATGGCGGGCGCGCCCTCGGAAATGCCGCGGGCGTCCTTTGGTACACAATCGCAAAGGCTGCCGCCTGATTTCGTTGGGGCCGTGCAATGCGGCCCCTCGAATGGAGAAAGAGAGGGAAAATGTATCTTGTGAACTGCAAACCGGCGCAACTCGGCGACCACGTGTTCAAGTCGTACTGGTGCGGGGGCAAAATGTGGAATGAGGGAAACACAAAAATCCCTGATTCCGAAATGACCCCCGAGCTGCTCAAGGCGCTCGAAGACGACGCAAAGCACGGGCTTGGCCGCATTACGGTTGAGCACGTCGACATGGAAGTGAAGCCTTCCAAGGCCGAACCGAAGAAGGCTGAGTCCAAGTAATGCCGTACGCGCCTCCCGAATACATCACGCTCGACGACTTGGTGAAGAGATTCCCCAAGATCGTCGAGTATCTCAATGATCAGAATTCGCTCACGACGGCGGATCCTGACATCACGGAGACGATCATTCGGGACGCGTCGAGCTTTGCGGATTCATTCTTTTTGGGCGCCTTTCCCAAGGCAACGATTGCCGAACTCGCCGAGGATTACAGGTTCAAGAGCGCCGTTTGCGATATCGCGATTGGCCTTGCAATCGATCGTCGGCAAGAGTTCCTCACGAATGGTGTGTCGGCCGGAAGTGAGCGTTTCAAGCGCGGCAAGGAAGCGCTCAAAATGCTTGGCCTAGGATACGAGCGTCTCGGCAAGGAAAACGAAGCCAAGCAAAACGAAGCATTGGTTTACCCGGAAGCATACAGCGCGCCGTCCCAAGATTGGGACAAGTGGTATGGGTGTTGATGATTCGCGTCGACTTCTCCGAGTTTCACGCGGTCATCGGCGCAATGTCTCGGCGTGCGAGCAACACCGCGCCGATCATGCAGGACGTCGCCGAAATGCTTGCAAAGCAAGCGGATCGGCAATTCGACGTCGGCGGCCCGGGGTGGGCTCGGCTTGCGCCAAGCACGATTGCCCAAAAGGGGCATGCAGCGATTCTCGTCGATTCCGGCGCCATGCGTAAGTCAATCAAGGGAACGAGCGGGTCTGATTACGCAATGGTGACGATCGATAGCCCCGCAGGATTTCACCAGGATGGTGGCCCCCGTCTACCGGCTCGTGACCCCCTCTCGTTCTCCCGCGAGTCGGTAGACGGGGCTTCCGCTTTGATCGTTGATTGGATCATCGGATGAGTCTTTTGATTCGTCAAGCTCGCGCAATCCTTAGTTTGCTTCAACCCATGAATGGCGACATCGCCACGGGTCAAGCATCTTGCGCGGCATTGACGGCGCCCGTTGTTCTCAAGAAGAACACGTATTTGATCCCCGTTGTCAATGGCCGGGCGCTTCCTGAGTATCTTTTCAAAACGGCCGCCGACGCAACCATTGGTTTGTCAAACACGGCGTTCGCGATCAAAAGTTTGTTTGGGCACCCGGATCATAACTTGCCTATCGGGACGAAGCTTTTGTTTGATCCCCCCGTCGACGGATTGCCTGAATTTGCAACCGTGTCGACGGCGTGTTCGGGGGCGATTCTTTTTACAGGGTTTGGCACGGTCAAGACGGTGAAGTTGTACGAGTCGATCCCCGCGGGCGAATTGAATGAAAAGATGTTCAATTCTGATTCAGAGACGCCCGCATTGATCCTTACATGGATGGGATCCGGTGAATCAGATCCCGCGGGCCGTGGCGTCGCGCATCTTGAGGATCGATGGATGCTGTATGCGATCTCGGCTCGTTCGACATCCGATCATTCGAGACGTGCCGAAGGCTTGTACATTTTGGACGAAGCAACGGAATGGCTCTTTGATCGTTCACACGTCGACAATGAGTGTTTTTCGTCACCCGCGAATCTCGAAATCACGGGCCGCGAACGTTTGACCATCAATGCCACGACGTACGCCTACACGTTGACGTTCAAAACGCAAAGGACGGTCGAAAAGCGTGATCGTCGCACGTTCCCCAAGTGGAACACGGCGACACTCACGGCGCCTTCAACGACTTCCAATGGCGATCCAGTTCCTTTGGTTGACCTCGAAGTGAGTATCCCATGAGCGAATTTATTTATTTCAAGAGCGTACCCGGAAAACTCGTTACGCGATTCGGCACCAAATCTTTGATCGGTGCCGAGATTGTCCCAACGAAGGTCGAAAAGAGCGGGAGATTCCCGCAAACCGAAACTGAGATCAAATGGTCGGACGATATCGTCGCGATCCCTATGGTCGAATACGGTCGATATCGGCGTGAGTATGCTCGATGTATTCGAGAGGGCGCGCTGGTCAAGGCCGATCCCCAGTGATTTGAGGTAGAAAACAATGGCAGGAATTCCTCTCGCGGTAAGTCCGTCGACAAAAACGCCGGGCTTCTATCTGCTTCTCAATTTGCTTGCCGGTGGGGCATCGAGTTCTTCGGCTCCATTGCGGATCCTCGTGATCGGTCCGAAGTCCAGCGCAGGAACCGTCACGGCTGATACGCAGCTCGTGCAAGACGTGGCGGGCGAAGCACAGGCACGCACGCTGGCTGGCCCCGGGACACCGGCTCATCTTGCGATGACTCGAATCTTCTCGGCGCATGGACGAGCAAAGGTCGATTATGTTGCGCCTGTCGCCTCTGCGGGCGACACGGCGGACGTAGATTTGACGTTCGCGTCAGCACCGACGTCAAGCATGACGTTCAAAGTCACCATTAAGGGCGTCGAGATCTTCTCGCCTTGGTTGGTTGGACAAACCGTCACGCAAGCCGCAGGAAAACTCGTCGGGCAAATCAACGCAAAGACAAACGAATTGCCGGTCGTGGCAAGCAATGTCGCGGGCGTCGTCACGTTGACGGCCAAACTCGCGGGCCCTTGGGGCAACGACATTCAGGTGTTTGTCGAAATCGTCGAGGGGGCCGGTGGTACCTTGACCCCAGCGGCAAATGCACTTTCGGGGGGTACGACGGAGCCTGATTTCACGAATGTATTGGCACTCGTGGCGGATCGCGAATATGCCTTTATCGTCCCCTGTGTGTCGAATGCCGATGCTCAATCGGCATCCGCTTCGAGTAACCCAGGCAAGATCAAGACCCATATCGACACGTACGATCAAGGCAATGAGGCCAAGCTTCAGCAAGCCGTTGTCGGTTTGACCGGATCATTGGCAAGCGCCAAGACGGGTGCAATCGGCCGTAACTACGGCCCCATGCAATACGTCTTTTGCCAGGCCGGGCAATCCCTTGGTTGCGAATTCGCTGGTCATGAGGCGGGCCGCCGTGCATTGCTCGAACAAGACGATCCAACGGTCAATCGTTGTGGCGAAGTCCTCCCGGATACCCTGTTTGGGCCGCATGACGTCGTGGCGGACAAGCCCACGAGCATCGAGGTCGAAGACGCTCTCACGAATGGTCTGAGCATCATCAACATCACGCAATCGGGCAACCTTTTCTTGGTTCAACCGATCACGTCATACAGCCAAGATGCGTTTGGATCGCCGGACGATCGTCTCTTCGGTGTCGAGGGCGTGAGCGGAGCCTACGCGTTTGCCCGTGACCTTCGAGCAACGGTTCCTGTCGAATTCGCAGGGGCCAAGATCGTTCAGGATTTGAGCCCAAGCGATGAGGATCCACCCAAGGGTGTGACGGAACGTCGTGACGTCGAGGCATTCGTTCTGTCCCGCGCCGATGTATTTGTGAAGCGCGGCGTCATTCGACGCGACAAACTCAACGAGGCAATCGCGAACGGCGACATTTACGTCGAGATCGACACGATCGACGCATCGCAGGTCGACATTGTTTTCCCCATTTGGATCGTGAAGCCGTTGACGAAGTTCTCGGCCGTGGTCCAGAGGAAAGGCTGATCCATGGCACAAGACGAAATGAAGCAATTCCCCAAAGGGGCGATTGCGATGGACAATGGCGATCTTGTCCAAGTTCTCACGTGGTCGCTCGATTTCAAGAATGGCCTCAAATTGAAGCACACGCCTCGTTCCGAGGCGCCGGTTGGCGTTGTTTCGGGTTTGCAAGAGGCAACGCTCACCTTCGAGGCCGAGATCCCGGCCGAGGGCGAGGAGCGGAATTACTTCGAGCTTTGCCGCTCGAAGAAGATCAAGCAGGTTCGCCTGAAGGTTCCCGGACGAACCTATGTGTGTGATGGGGCATTCTCAAGCGTCAAAATTGACGCGCCGATCGACGATGCCGTCAAGGTTTCGTGCGAATTCATGGGGCGCGTCACGAGCAAGTGACGATTGACTGAGAGGGGCGATGGAGAAGAGTCAATCGATTCACAAGTGGCTTGAGGGGAAGTCGATGGAAGACCTCGATATCGTCGAGGCCGGAAATCGACTTCTCTTCGCCGATTCGATCAAAAGGCTTGGTCCAAAGGGGCAACTCGTCGAAGAGCAGATTCGGGTGCGCGTTCCGCGACAACTTGAAATCGTCAAGGCCCGCGCAGAAGCCAAAGCCCTCGCCGAGAAATACAAGATCGATCGCGAAAAAGACGAAGATCTTTTCTCGCGAATCGACGATTTGTGTTTGCTGGCCCAGGCCATCAGGGAATTCAATGAGCCGCACGGCCAAGCGTATACGGCCGAGCAATACCTGAACTCGTACGATCCCACGAGTTTGGACGACTTGCGGGGGCGACTCACCGTGTACACGGACATGGCGAATCCCTGCATTACCGAGCTAACGCCGGAGGCCGTGGTTGATGCTGCTGTAGCAATCGCGAGCAAGAAGAACATCTCCCCTTTAGCCGCTATCGATGGACAAGAGCACGGGAGCTTCATTGTTTCTATGGCGACCATGCTCACGGGCTTCCTGATTCAGTCGTCCTTCAAGCAATCGCCCGAGAACTCGACGCCGGAACCCTCACCCGCGGCGAACTCTATTTGATCCTCAAGGGCGAGTTTTACAAAACCGCATGGCATCCAGCAAATCAGCGAATGTAAGGCTGGGCCTCAATTCCTCCCCTCTTTTGAAGGGTCTCAAAGACCTTTCGAAGGAGGGGAGCAAGGCAGCGAAAGCCCTCGAATCGGTCTTGTCGGCCGCGCTCAAGCAATTCGACAAGGCGGTCGAGGCGTCCGCAAAGCGGATGCAAAAAGCTTTTGGGGGCGGCGGATTCCGTGTTGGTGGCGGAAGCATTGGTCGTCGTGGGGGCAAAACCGCACAAGAGTACGAGGCCGAGCGTATTGAAAAGGCGGCAAAAGCAGCCGAGAAGGCTGCCGAACGTGCCGCGGCAAAGGCACAACGAGAAGCCGCGAAGGCACAACGGGAAGCTGCAAAAGCCGAACGTGATGCATCGCGAGCGGCGGCAAAAGAACAGCGGGATCAGGATCGCAAGGGCGCATCTCGATACAAAGCCGCCAGCAGCGCTCTGAAAACTGGTGCTGCGTATGGGGCCGCTCTTGGCGGCGGTGGCCTTCTGTTGGCGAAAGAGGCCAATGAAGTACGTGAACTTGCCAATCGATTGAGCATCAACGCACGTGGATCTGGGGAAGCTTATGCAGACCCCGACAAGCTCGCAAAGGCGTTCTTCAAGGTCAGTCAGGACGTCAAGGGTGTTACGGGAGCCCAAGCGGCGGAAGCTGCCAAGGTATACATCGGCAAAACGGGCAACATGAAGGCCGCAATGGATTCGCTTGGCGATTTTGCCACCGTTGCGAGCGCGACAGAAACCTCCATGAGTGATGTCGCTCAAACGGCTGCCGCAATCGCAAAGCAGTTTGGATTGACGGATCCGAAGGATATTCGTGATGTCCTCGCGAGCCTAACATATCAAGGCAAGAGCGCCGAGTTTGAATTGACAGACGCCGCAAGCCTAATGCCCCGTCTTGCCGCTGCGGGTGCAGGCTTGGGTGGTTTGACGGGCGTAGAGGGCGTCAAGAACCTTGGTGGTTTGGCGCAGATCTCAAGGGCAAATTTCGGCAATTCGGAATCGAGCGTGACGGCGATCGAACGCCTCATTACGACTTTCACCGAAAAGTCCGACAAACTCAGAGCTGCGGGCGTCAACGTTTATGACGCCAAAAATCAAAAGCGAGATCTGAAGACGCTGATCTTCGACAGCATTCAAAATATCGGTGGGAATGACCAAGCCGCAAAAGAGATGGGGCTTTCCAAGATCTTCGGCGAGGGATTCAAAAGCATTTCGGGATTGAATAAGACCTACAATAGAGTGTTCGCTGCGACCAAAGGTACGGACAAGGAAAAGTCTGCCGCTGGTCGTAAAGCCATGGAAGACGAGTTCAATAAGGCGGCCAACGCCGCTGGCACTTGGTCCGATATCGTATCAGACTCGAAGAAGGCACAAGAGGATGCCTCCGCAAAAGCCACCGCTGCATTCGAGCGTCTCAAAATGGCGGCATCCGAACGTCTTTTGCCCGCCTTGTTGAAGCTCGAACCGAAGATCATGACCCTCATGGATGCCTTCACGCGTGCCGTGGAATGGGCCGCGAGCAATCCCGCGAAGGCGATTTCCGCGGCAATCGTTGCAGGCATCGCGAAGGAAGCCATTGGCTCCGCCATTTCGTCGGCATTGTCCAAAGCTATGGGTAATGCTCCTATGAAGCTTGGTGCGGTTGCGTTTACGATCGCGGCGGCGACAATCATCGCGGGGGCGATAATCGAAAGAAGAGACGAAGGTGCAAGGGGATCTGCCGAACAGCGCGCATCGGTAAAGGCCGACATTGAAGCCGCACAAACAAAGAATGAGCTTGGTCCAGACGACCTGGCGAGACTCAAATCAGACCGCGCCGTTGTTCAAAAGCAAATCAAAGAGGGACAAGCGTACTTCGAAAACGGGCACGAAAGATACGGTGGCGAAGGCGTATTCGACACTATTGGCGGCGGGTTCAACCAAATTTGGGATGTTGTTCGGGGTAAGACGACGTTCGAGGACATCGGACGCGGCAAAGAGGCGGAAGCCAAGTTCCCTGAGCTGCTCGAACAGCGCGCAGCCATTGACTCTTTGATTGCCAAGATTGAAAAAGGCGGCGGCAAGCCAAACCCATTGCCGGGCAAGATGGAGATCGCCGGAACGCCCAAGGTAATCATCGCAAATCCCAAGGACATTGGCGCGGGTGGCCCCCCAACCCCGGGATTCGTTCCCCGCCCGTAAGGATTCGCAATGGCCGAGCTACCCACACGTCCAGCAATCTCATGGCAGCCCGATGGCGGAGACGTCATCACGTTTACGGCTTCGCATATCGACGAATCGTTCGAGAACCGCACGGTAAAACGCGAGCGGCCGTATCGTGAGGGGGCCAAGCTCGATGATACGGGACGCGGTCCCATCACGTGGGCCATCACGTCCGATTTATTCGACGGCGTCGCAGAAGAAGGGATTGCCGACGCGAACCTTTTCACGAGCGTCGAACCCAAGCTCTTCCTTGCCTGCATGAGCGGCCGAACGGGATTCCTGACCTTGCCGACGCGTGGGATCGTCCGCGCGAAAGTCCAAAGCTGGACTCGTGGCGATGCAATCGAAGAGCGCGACGCCGCGGCCGTCAAGATCGTTTGGGTCGAGGACAACGAGGACGACGTCGATTTCTACGCATTCGACGAGTTCTCGGCACGTTCTACCGCGCAATCCTTTGCGAACATCACGGTAGCGGATCTCGGCGCCATCGGCATAAATGATGCCGACACGCAGCAATTGCAGAACGCGGCGAAGAAGCTCGAAGAAGCGGCCAAGTCTCCCGGGACAAACCTTCAAGAGGTAGAGGCTCAAGCCCGCGAGCTTTCCGCATTGGCCTCGAAGATCGAAGGGTATTACACGAGCGGGCCTCCGGGGGCCGATACCATCGCAAATCTCGCGGGCGTCCCCGATGCATACTCGGCCCTGCGAAATCTTCGCAACCTCCAGGACACGGCACAACGGGCCATCTACGAGCAAGTCAGCTCGAAGCCCAAAGTGATCGTCAAGAAGTTCGCCCGTCCAATGAATGCGATCAAAGTTGCGCTCGAAACGCGAAATACTTTTGAAGAAGTCATTTTGCTGAACAAGCGTTTGCTTGATCTTTTTTTCATCGCGCCCCAAACGCCCGTCCGGGTGTACGAGCGGTAATGCCCCAGCGTGCCAACGACAGAATCCGGATTGAGTCCGAAGATGGATCGTTCACGTTGTTCACATCGTTGACGCTCACGAATGATCTCACGCAGCCGTGCGAGATGTCATTCGAGTGCGGCAATGACGACACATACAAGAGTTTGGCTCCCCTCATTGCCCACGGCGCTCTTTTCAAAGTANNACATTGCCCACGGGAATTTGTTCAAAGTATACCTGAACGATCGTATGCGTCTTTTGGGGCGCGTCTATGCGAATACGATCCCCGTCGACGCCAACGGATCAACCGTGAGCGTCACGATCAAATCCCTCATGTCCGACGCATGGTACGCTTCGGCCGATCCCCGCGTCGGCGTTCAAAATACCAATGTTAAGGACTTCCTCTTGAAGCTCTACAAACCTTTGGGGTTTGGCGAAGACGCATTTGTTTTCAAGGGCAATGTTTTTCAAGATCTCATGACGGGGAAAATTGCAAAGGGCGGAAAGAATCCTCGTTTCATTGAAGGGATCACCCTGGACCAAGCCAAGGTCCAGATCCCAGAGACAATTCGCGACGCAGCGGCAAGACATTTGAAGCGCCATGGACTCATGCATTGCGATACGCCGGACGGACGCATTTATGTTGGGCCTTATGATGACCAACAATTGCCGATATACAAATTCATTTGTCGCCGTGATGGTCGATCCCAAAACAACATTTTGTCGGCCCGCAAGATTGCCGATTGGTCGGACGTTCCGTCGGTTGTAAATGTGTTTGGTTTTGGAACAAAGATCAATGAGGGTATCGCGAACATTGGATCATCTGCGGTTTGGCAAGATGTTCTCGACGCCGGGATCTACCATCCGATCTATCTGCAAAACACCAACCTCAAAGTCCAAGAATTGGCGGATCGACAAGCATTGCAAGAGCGCGCTTCGAGGTCCAAACAAAAGGATGCATTCGAGATTACCGTCGATGGTTGGTCATATTGGAATGGATCGGAAGCGATTCCCTATGCGCCCAACACGACGGCCGATGTTGATATTGCCAACTATGGGGGCGGAGTCGGCAAATATTACATTTACAAGACAAGCCATACACTCGATGCAAATGGTGCCGCGACGACTTCTTTGTCTTTGGTTGCGCCCGGTATCATGGATTTGGGGTGATATGTTCGACTACATCGCGACATTCGCCAACATCATCTCGACGTCCGTGAAGGGCGCAAAGAAAACCATCACGATGGCCTTGCAAGGGCCCGGAACGGGCTTGCAAGGCGATACCGGCGAGACGAGCCCTGAAGAGCCGTCATGGGGTCAGGTAGGCATCTTGGCCCGCCCATTGCCAAAAGACTCGAACGGAAGTGCAGAGGCCATCGCCTTGCGTCTCCCTGATGGCTTGGCGCCCGTCGCACATAGAGACAATCGATTGACGAATGCCGTTCCGGCGCTCGAACCCGGACAATTCGCGATGTGCCATTATGCCGGGGGATACGTCACCGTCAAAGGGCTCGACGCGTCGAATACCCAGACGTTGATCCAGCTCAAAACCGGCCCTTGTGAAATCAAGATGGATCCAACGGGACTCGGAACCGTTTGGATCGGTGATTCCAACACGGCACAATCCCTCGTGTTTTCAGAGGCGTTGTTTGAGTGGATCGAATTGGTGAAGCGGATTCTCAACAATCCGGCGGTACAAGGTGTTGCCCCTTCGGCTGTCCTTTCGATCCCGAATCCCTTGGATCTCGTGAAATTCAATTCCTACGCTACCGTGGCATCGTCCACTCAGCCCGACGAGACGCAAATGTTGAAGGCCACGTAACGGTCGATATGGGTTAATATCGGCGTCCGACGGCACGGGATCGTAGAACGTGCCGATCCCGAATATCATCCCAGCCGCGGGCATTTCGCCCGCCAGTGCGTTCTATCCGCTTACGTTTGACCCACTTGGCTTGCCGTCCGCATTTCTTGCGGACAACACGGACAACAAGGGCGAGCTGGTTTCCATCACATCGGGACGCGACGTCATTGATGATCAAGTCGTGACGGCCATTCGAGCGGCATTTGAATCCGGTACGGCCCTTGGATCCGCGGGGAATCGACTTCGTACGATTCAAAAGATCGACGACACGACGAAGGCGGCAATGAAGTTCCTTGTCGAGGAAGCGCTCGCAACCCTTGTGAAAAATAGGGACGTCGAGATCCTCTCGATAGAAACCGGCGCCGAAGAATACACGGGCATGTTTGTCCTCAATTATCGAAATCTCCGTTCAAATCAATCGGACGAAGAGTCCGTTCGCACAGTCCCATTGGGTGTCGCGTAATGGCAGTCCAGCCCGTCGAACCAAAGAATTTCCCGGTATTCCCGGTCGGAGCGCTCCGAGATCAAATCCTCCAGGATTGGCGTCTCGAACTCC